CTTCGGAACCTCAACCTGGGTGGCACTAAACTCGTGCCCCTGTTGATGGATAGGATAATCCTTCCACCTGCAGCTCTAAAAGGGCTGCATCCCCCGAAGGCTTATTGCAACGGCCTTCGGACGTCCCGAACGTTCGAGATGATCGACACTAAGCGGTTCAACCGCCTGAGTGAAGAGAATCTTGCTCAATGCAGGGACATCATCTACCGGGATCTCCGGTAGAGGCGCCCGCACCATCCACGCTCTAACGCGCGGTGAATGTAGGTGCTCATCAACCCATTCGGTATCGTAACCGAGATAGGAGGAACGCCCAAGAGCAGGAGAAGTGTCAGCCACCGCAGGGAAGTGCCGGAGAATCCGGCCCAATCTGCGATCACAGTGACGTGCCGTAGCCCAGTTGCCAGCATGATACATCTGGTTCCTGAAGCTAACGAGACTAACAATCTCACGAACGTCCGCCCGGCTGCTGGGAATTGCCGTCCGCAGTTTCACGATGGAAACGTCGTGACCACGGAAGTAATCCCCACCGCACGACTCCCTGAAGTACCCACTCCAGAAAGACTTGCTTCGGTTCACCTTGAAGCCAAAAGCCTCAAGATGTTCTACAACCGGAGTAGCGAATTCTACGGGAACGATAATATCATCCCCGTAGACACGCACCTTTCCCCGCAGTCGACGTAAATCGACGTGGGAGAGTGGGCGCTTGAGCTCTGATTGAATCGCCAAGAAAACCACGGTCAAGAAGACCGCAGCCTCAACGGGGAAGCACAGAGCTGAACCCATCGACGCGAACTTCCATAGGCGTATGACGCCCTTAGGAGTTTCGGCACGAGTTGACCGAGTTGCGAACACAGCCTCCTTAAGATCAGGAAAGCTGGCAAGCAGATCGGCTACAAGTGCAATGGAGACACGATCACTAGCCTCGCTCAAATCGAGCGTAGCCAAGGACCCGTCCGCGGAACCTCGCATAGCGAGATCCCGGTTCTTGGTCTGGTGATTCTCGCGGTCCTGTTCGCTGTCACCGAATCCATGAAACATGGACGAAATGACAGTGCCAGAGTCCACGAGCTCATACCACCGCGTTTGGATAGCCTTCTGCACGTACATGACGTGTGTGGGCTCCATGGCGATAATACGAGGTGTCTTCATCGTCTTAGGAACAAGAGTAACCTTGACAGGCTGCTCCGTTCCGGGTTCGCGAATGTCAACATCCCCCAGGCTTTGCCATAACCCAGGGTTCGGAATGAGATTGTGATCCATTGGAAACACTTTCTCAATTCTCGAGGACCAAGTGTCGAGAGACCATTTCTGGTTCCCGACGCGGCGATCAGCCGTTTTACCCGGTCCATGCTTGGGTACAAGGCGTCCTTCACAGACGTCCTCGTCCAAGGTCCTAAACAAATCTCCGAAAAGGAGACGTGCCATCTTACGGAAAGATGCACGCGCAGTCACGTTGTAACGGTACTGCTGCGTGAAGGACTTGACATCCGTCTCACACTGGTGGTAGGACAGGATAGCCTTTCGGTTCCTGTCATCCGTGCACTCAGCGGCCATCTTAGCCCACATCAGAGTTATCTGACGCACGCTATAAACGGCATGAGGACACGGATCCACCAGCAAGCGACCTGTAGTACGGTCGAACACCAGACAAAGGAAACCCTGCAAGAATGCAGGGAGCCCACGAGCCTTCTTGAAACTACTGAAGGCCGCGTTGTCGATCTGACCTAGCTCGAGCGATCTTTCGAACGCCTTGCCAAAGTCAGCGAGGGTAATACCGAAAAAGGCATCACCCTCATGTTCGTACCGCCTCGCGATAGTTGTTAGATCGCGAGAGGTGTCTACGCTACACAATGTGCCGGCGTCAGCCAGCACAGCCTGCATGAGCGACATCAGGCTTTTCACCAATCCCCCTTTCAGGGTGGTTGGATCCATAGTCCATGTCCTCGCAGGTCCCACCACGTGTCCCGGGAAGGGGACGAGAGTTATTAGTTCTCGCCCTGGGACAACTTGATGAGATTCGCGTTCGTCGACGCCGTCAGCAGGGTCATCAGACCCTTACTGATGTTGACTGCTTCGGTCGCTGTGAACCCAACCGGAGGAACGTCGATCACCACGTAAAAACTCATGGTGAACGGTGCGTTCTGGGAAGGGAACAGCGGATCGGCAGCCGTCTTGCGCACGTTGACACGTGCGACGCGGCGGGTACGTGTCGAATAGCGGTGTGAAAGCACCACCTCGATGTTTCCATCGGCCGACATGTACGTTGACTGGTTGGTGCCAACGCTGACCCTCGGAAGAGAGACAGCACCGGCACCAATGTCAATCGAGAGCGGATCTGCAAGGGACATGAACATCACTCAATTCGGTGGATTGCGAAAGCAGTCATATGCCTCCTGTTGATGGTGTGAGTTGATCCAGTGATATGGACTAGGTCGCCCTGGTGATTCCTAGGGCGGCCAAGATGGCCAGCTGAGAAGGTGACAAATCCTCCTCAGTGAGACCGAACCCGAAAGGGCTCGCTCTTATCCGGAGTTTCCGGATCGCTGAAAACTCTTGAATCGTGTTCCCAGCCGGGCTGCGCCAATTGACTTGTCGAGTCAATGTGGTCGTTCGCATTAGATACCCATAATTGAGTATCTGCGAGTTGTCGAACAAATAGGAGATGTTAAACACCACATCCCCAAAGTTCGCAAACCAGTCCAAGAGCCATGTGTACGGAGTCAGATTCCAGAAAGTGTCAGGGGTTAACCCAACACCCATCTGGTCGCACCAGGTCAGGAGTTCCTGAACTCCAGTGCGAACGCGCGGAAAGTAGTAACTAAACGCGCCGGAGAACCAAGTGTCCGTTGTACGGATCAAACGGGTCTCCTTGACTCCCTGTCGAGGTCCTGTCGGCTGAAGAGGTGCCGGCCACGCATAAGTGGTGACCGGAGTTCCCTCCAGCTGATCAGTCTTGACAGTGTCGAAATGGAACTTTCGATGCAGAAGTTCGCCACTCTCACGCTCGAAGCGTGCGAGAGTCTCGTCATATTCTGACAAAGACTCGCGAATCTTTTTGATGTCAGCCACAAGTGGCTTAACACCAAACTGCCATCCAACATAGTTGGATGATCCCGAGTTGGCCGCTTGGGATATCGAGCCTAGCTTTCGCGCTAGCTGTGGGAGCCCCTCGCGGAGCTCTCCCAGCGTCGTGCTGAGCGAGGTAGCTGGAAGTACTGGAGCAACCTGCTTGATAGCAGTGGAGCCCATACCCCAAAGAGATACTTCTTCTTCGGGATCCAGCTTTGGCCAGATCAGGTCGCCCGATGTGATATTACTCACAGGGACGCCATACTGTGGGACAATTGAAGTATATGTCCCAACCAGCGGATTGAGCACCGTTTTACTGTGTTGAACCACAGACGGTGTATCGTACTGGTGCCGTTCCATGTAAAACTCACCACCGTAGTCGAGGCGTCGAAGACGCCTCTTCTGTTCTCGTGTAATGTGCTTGCTTTTCAGCAGCCCAAGCACGAGTGGCCAACCCGTCTGTTGACGGTCGACGGTGGTTTGTTGCTGCCTAACCAGCACGTTAAAATTCTGTGCTGGCTGACCTGTCCCCGTCTTGGGGATGAACTGGTTAAAACCAGCAGGCAACATGACGGATGTTGTACGCTTTCGCGTACGCAATCCTGGTCCTGTAGGCGGCAACATTTCGACAGTACCTTTCAGGTGGGTAGAGAAGAGACCGGCGCACGGATACGTCCGTGTGACCTCCTTCGAACCGCACGGGTAGCGGGCAAAGAAAGATCCGCATCCGTGCAACCGGTAGTGCCTAGACACCGGGTGGGGCCCTCAGGGGCC